CCCGTGTCAGAAGTAGCTGTCTCCGAGAAATTGACTTTAAAGTCATTTGTTGCACCCAAATCCTCATCATCTGGAACAAGCTTCCTCATACAACCCTCGCCCAGCGTAGTATCCCATACGGTGTAATACCATTTTGGATCTTCCCTATCTCGATGGAGATGATTAACTACCTGGTTGGAATCGGAAAAGTCATAAGCTATCTGGACACCCGATTGGGCAGAACGTGATCCCCACTCACCCGAAGCAAATGCAGACTTGTAAAAATATACATCCTCATCGGGACAGCCGACAAAGATAAAAGTATTGTATTCCGGCATATAACGCCAGCGGTTATAAATCTTAGTAGAAGTCCCCACACAACTTGTGGGTGGATTATTGGCCAGGTCTCTTGTCGTCCAGACATTAGTTGTCATGTTCATTTCGTAGATTATACCACCAGTATATCCGATTAATTTATCTTCTATCGGAGAAAAATCAATGCCGGGTGCTTGAGCATTTATAATCGAACTGCCGCCGGTCGATGAAATATTATGGGGAGATAATGGAGTCGATTCGTCAAGATCGAAATACCAGAAGTCTCCCTCGCCACAGGCGATATACCAATTCCTACTGGTATCAATACAGGCCGTCCTACCATAGCTCTGTGCATGATAATCACTGATTAGAGTAACGGATTGACCCACAAGATCAAATTTATAAAGATAGTGTTCGTCATGCAGATAGAAACAAGTATCTTTGGGGCTGAAATGGCTATTCATGCCAAGATAAGTATCGGTCTCATCAGAAAGTCCACCAATATTAGTCCACGTATCTGTAGTTGGGTTCCACTCCCAGAATTGATCTGATCCACCACCTGTTTGGCAAGCTAACGAACCACCATATTCCAAAAACCTATTTCTGATATAATCAAATTCAAGACCATCGTAAGTATGTCTTTGGTTCGGGATTCCACCGACAGATTCAACACAGCTTCCACCATAACTGTTGAGTCCATTCCTATCCCATGCAAAACGCCAGGCCAAATCAACCAAATCAAAATAATATCCTTCTGTACCGTAGTAATCATTATGACCGCCACCAGTAATATACATCCTATGAGTAACTGGATCATATGCACCGCTATTCCATGCCCCTATCATATTCTCAATGTCATTACCATAGCCGTCATTTGCATAGGAGATGCAATTCATCTTGCTTGAATCATTGCTTACCTGATACCAGGTATGTTCCTGCATCTCAACAAATTTAGAGAACGTTGCGCTTAATGAAATGCAATAATTAATCAGTATGAATATCAATATTTTTTTCATGGATTAATCTCCACTCTTGTTGCTTTTGTCGCTCCGGCCCAACTGAAAGCATGCCCCGTTCCATAATCATCCGTTAAATCATCAACCGAATCAAAGGTATTTTTGCCCCACCAAATATATGAGTTTCCGTCTGTTGTTTGAAGCCCTGACATATCAGCGGCCTCGGTTAACATATCTGCGGATGATAGGCAATGATTAAATATTTTTACCCTGCCAAGCGTTCCCGATAAGCGTTCATGTTGATAATCACCATACCAGGGAGAATCGCCAAAAGTGACTGCGGGATAGGGGGGATCGGTTTCTCCATAACCGCTCGAAACAGTGGTTTCTATTACATAACTGTTTGATGTATCGGGCAAATTGGCGTAAAATATAACTGTTTTTGTCCCACTTACAACGACCCTACAGGCCTGTAAATACCAATTATCCTTTACTACGGTATATGTTCCACTGGCTCTTGTGGAGGTTTCATCACCGCCATCTATTGAAATGTTCCAATAATGAGAAGTCCCACTGCTTGATCCATTTGTCGGATATGGAGTACAACCGTAATATGTATTAGGACTTCCGCTATCCCAAATGAATGTACCATTATTAGACCACCACCAGACAATATAATAACCTGTTTGCTGAACGGGGTAATATTCCCATATCCATGTCGTACCCGCATCAGAGGCTCCCCATATCGGGAATCCATTATCCTGCGGATCATCAAATTGAATTGCCACAAAAGCATCTGATGGTGAATCACCATTAGAGGGGAAATCTAAACCATATATTGTTTCGGGTGGGGGTTCTTCAGCATCAGTAATAACTGTATCTATTATGCCTGGGCCAAGCTCCATTGTTCCAGGGCCAGGTTCTATTGTCTGAGGATGAACCCTAAAACACAATAAACTAAGGAGCATTAAGAGAAAACGCATATATTCCCCATCCTTGCTGGTAGCCAGTACCGCTTATTGTCCATGACATTGTGGTACTCGCTCCGGTTGCAGTTTCATGTGAGGCACCGGCACCTTCATTCGGATTAAATGCCCCGCCACCTAAATTAGCAGATTGAACTTGATTTGCTCCTATTGTACATGTATAGCTATCTCCATCTAATTCAAGCCAACTCATAAAATCTAAAACCAAATCATTGGCAGAACTGATTGCATTTACTGTTGGTGCAGCATTTGTACCTGTAGCCGTAGCTATAGTATTGTTGGGTGTTGATTGATCGCAGTTTTCAATAGCAAAAGCAATTATCCAGCGTTCATCTTGACTCGAACCCCACGTTACATAAACAGTTGAAGTTTGGGCAGTTGGTGCAATCAAACGCCATAGGGTCATTCTTCCATAATCTGCTTGCATATTAAGAGTTGTACTGATCTGCGTTAATGAAGTACCGCCAGAACCGCCCCATTCTACACTATTAGCAGTTACTGGTGAACTCGCACCACTACCAGCCATTACATATAAAACTCTATTCTCTCCGCTAACTGTAAAAGAAGCGGATTCAAGACTTGTTCCTCCCCCATTATCTCCCACAGACGTTGAATCGACTATTGCTGGTGATCCTCCACCACCTCCTCCACCTCCAGGAATACCTCTACGTGTAATAATAACCTGACTATCTGCAATAGTAAAAATGATGATTGCTAATAATAAAATAAATCTTTTCATTTTAGTAATCCCACCTTCCTATTGCATAGGCACATAATTTGTATTTAGATGGAATTGATGTTACCGCTGGAGTAGTGGCGTAGCATCTTCCTGCAAGACCAGTAGCATCGTCAAAAGTAGTGAGTTTTGTTGTCCCAAGAGTATTAATTGTCTGTGCGGATGCGAATAAGGCCGTGCCGTCACTATGGTAGAATTGTAGAGTATGATTTGGAGCCGCTGCTCCATAAGTTACTATTACAAGCGTATCTATGGTAAACCCTCTTGGCGCATATCCAGCAGGCAAAGTATCGGTAGTGCTTATACAGGACGTATCCCCAACCGTATAAAGTGGAAGTAACTCAGGCTCGGTTCTAACAAGGCTATCAACCTGAATATAATTAAATCCAAGCAACCTACCTATTCCCTTTATTGCAGCTTGAAATATCGAAGGAAGAGTAAAAATTGTTGAATCATCATCTGTAGTTTTTGACAAGCCATAGGTTGCCAGACTTTCTTTTAAAGCTGTTGCCTGCATACCGGTTCCAGCAGGTAAATCTCCAATATCTATACCATATAAAGTTCCATCCCTTACCATTGGAAGAGTGTCACCTGTAGTAGGACTTGATCCCGCAGCAAGATGTTTCATCACACTTAAAACAGAATCTTCAAAAAGAGAGGCCATAAAATCACCAGTTCCACTTGTAGGCCAAAGTGCTCTCCTCCATCCAACTCCAACTTCATAGTAGATTGTAGAATCTGTGCCAGGATTTAATGTCCCATCAGTCGTACCAGCAAAATTCAATAAGTCAATATCTATTGAACTTACAACTAAACCGCCTGAAAATTTACCAACGCCTCTAAAATTAAAAGTATCTCCTGTTTCTGGTCTAAAGTTTGTGATCCTCCCAGTATCAGTAACAGTAATGTCGAGCCAGGAAGATTCAGCGGTAGCAGAAGGAGCTACCCATGTAAAATTAGTACCAGCCAAATTATAGGAAAGCAAATAGTTGTCTGTTGGAGAATTGGTTACATTGAGATCCGGCTCATCTATTGATCCAGCAGCATATTGACCAGCTGCAACACTACCCTCAATCTCTGAAAAGTTATCATGAGCTGCATCTGTTTCATTCGCTGGTACAACCGTAGAAAGTTCACTGTTCTCCACACGAGCACCTAGGGCTTGAGCTAACATAGCTCCCGCCGTGTCTGCATCTACTGCTGGATTATTTACCGGAAGTCTATTCCCAAGAGCATCCGCAATTTTCGTCTGGTTAGTATCAGCATCAACTCCACCAAGAGCATTTAGCGAATCTATAATATTCTGGACATATAGAACAAGTCGATTAAACTCCCAATCATAACAAGAGTCAACTCCCGCAACCTTATTCGTAGGAATATCGGCAAGGTTCTGCTGAGATAATCCTATGCTGAATAAGACGAGGATCGTTAAAATAACGGTTAATATTTTCATGCCTTATTCCTACTTTAAAACAAAATTTAGTAAATAATTGAAAGTCCCAGCATATGTTTCTACCACTGGATAAACCAGAGTATCTAAAGCAATTCTTGCACTCTTTCTGGTCACGGAATATCCAGCTTTTGGATGATTGGGAACATAAATACTTGTATAAATGCAAAAAAATAGTGAATCTCCTGGATATGGGTGATCGGCTTCCCCTCCCCAATAAACCCAATCAGTTTCGTCCAACGGAAAATTGAGAATATCATTATCTATATCTCCATCACTTACCAAAAGTTTTATCGGAAAAGCCTGTCCACCCAAAGAATCCATATATGTATCTTTGTCGTCAATCCAGTAGCCATAATAGGAGGTCACAACAAAGTAATCAGTAGCAACTCCATAAGGGTATTTTAAGTTAGTAACACTTGCCCAGGTATTTTTAAGTGTCGGATTGCCGTCTATCCTTACGAAAATTGAATCTCCATTAGTTGAAATCCATATAGAATCAACCGCTAAATCTTCTTCTTTATGACAGTAGAATGTATCTTTGACTGTTGAAGTATTAATGCTATTATTTAAAGAATCCCTTAATTGTAAATACCAATCAGCAAAGGCAACGGTATCGTCTTCAAGGTAACTGGGATTAAATGCGTTTATGGTAACTATCAAAGTAGAGTCAAAAACACCATTTCCATTTGTATCTGCGTACAAAGTTGCTTTCGGAAGAGTAAAACCAGTAGCAAATGACTTTGCTCCAAAATTTCCACCAGAAAGTGTATAATAAATCCTAACATCCTTGAAATCTCGTGCGGAAACCTTTCCCGGATTGAAAGCCATGATAAGACTATTTGGCTCTACAATTGTCCCATCTACAGCAATAAGGGCTGTATCTGGCGGGACGGCATCGGCTTTTAATATTTGCCCGTATGTTGAATTGGGGATGGTATCCTGAACGAAAACTCTAACATAAACGGTATGAGAAGAATAAGCCAAATCATAGTCCCACTTGATCAGATTGACAGTATCTCCAATTCCTCCAGTTAAAAGCTCACTACCAGCCGCTTTGGAGGCAGGATAATCAGTTGTATCCCAGCGAGCAAAGAAACTATCAAGAGTAGCATCTCCCCTGAAATTTAATGTCAATTGAGTAGAATCTGTACCGAGCGTATCTAAAGCAAGAATCGGAGATCTGGGTGGAATTATATCAGATGATAAGCCGATAAGGCCAAATTCAGGCCATTCCGGGAATATTAGGAATTCAGGGAATTGAGCAAAAAGCGAAGAAGTTAAAAAGAATAAAAAAAAATATTTATATATTTTCATATTTATGGACCAAATGATTAAGTTTTTTCTCTTAAATGACTATTCAGATCGTTTTGCATTTGGAGAATATCCTGTTTATTCCCCTCAATGGCATCCCAAACCCTTTTTAATTTTTCAGATAAATGAGATATGTTTACAAATCCTTCGAGAGATTTTTCCAATCGCGATATGGTTTGAGTTAGAAAATTGAGATTTGAGTTTAGCTTCGATAAAAACCATATTAAACCACCTGTTTGAATTAAAAGAAAAATAACAATGGTAATTCCAAGCTGAAATACTTCTTTAGGTATCGAAAACATTAAAAGCCTCATATATTCCCTGAGCAATTGCCTTACTCAATCTCTCGGTGTAAATAAAAGAAAGAAGCTGCTCGCGCTCTTTCTCATTGCTTAAAAATCCTAATTCAAGCAAAATGGCCGGCATACGGGTCTTTCGCAGAACAGCAAAATCAGCTTCTTTATCAGTATCTCCATCACTGAGATCAATTCTTAGGGCTAATTCCGGGATCAATTTGCTAACCGAATTAAAAACAGAATCAGCGAATCGATCGGCATCTGTTTCACCCCGGCTGGTCCATATTTCAAAACCGTGAGCTCCCGGATCCTCGGAAGCGTTACAATGTACAGATATGAATAGGTCGGCCTCATTTTCATTTGCGATTTCGGCCCGCTTTATGAGATCTTTACTCAAGATATGAGATAAATGATTATCAGAGATCCGGGTCCAGATTATATCAAAATGCAACCGCAGGAGAGATGATAATCGATGAACATATCTGAAATTGACATTTGCTTCTTTTACTCCTGCTGAAACTGCGCCCGGGAATTTTCCTCCATGACCGGGATCCAGACAGATGAGCAGCCGGTTCCTTTGGGGAACAAAGAGAGGAATTATTGCCAGGTGAACCAGATAATACCAGGAATCCCCCCAGAGAAAAATAGTGGCCGTTAAATATCCAAAAATGGCCATAATAAGATCTTCAACTGCACCCTGGCGGGTTTCATTTTTCTGGCTTAACTGCCATACTTCATATCCACTGGCCACAAAAATGAGAACGAGCGTATAAATACCAAAATACCATTCCCAAACATTTTTGATGCCCATGATCCTTATAAAAATTATTGTGACCAGACAGGAAATGATATAATGCCAGGGCGCTCCCCAATTCCGCTTTGTTAAATCAAAAAAGAATTTATTAATATTTTTAAACATAATTATCCCGGCAATTTTTTAGATTGGAAATGAATAAATAGATTTTTGATGAATGAATCCAGGGAATAGCCAATAAAAGCATAGAATGGCCAGACATAGTGCTGGAATGCGCCCTGAATATCCTGCTGTATCGGGGTGAGGCCGATCCAGACTGCGGCTGCAACAAACAGCACCATCCTGGCCAGAATAAGTTTCAACTGGGATTTAAAATAATAGAGAAAGCTATCCTCCGGCTCCTCTATCTGATTATTTTTGAATTCCACCCATTTGAAATAAATATGGATGTATTGACCTATTAGCAGAGCCAACAGAATATAAAGGATTTGCATAATCCACCTCTTTAATTTATGATTTTAGAACCCGGCAATTATCAATTTATTTTTAGCCGGATAATTTCAATAATTAAGCAGCGGGAATGGCAAATCTTGTGCGGAAATCAGATTTTGCACTGAGATTTTCCGCTTCATATTTTGCCGGTACAGCTTCAATGTCACCAGAGAGAACAGATTCACCGAAAAATAAAAGGGCATTGGGTAAATAAATCGCTCGGCTCAGAGTCTCATCTACTATTAAAATATCCTGCGCAATATTCTCAATAGCCTCATAAGCGGTATAATCGGCTTCCATACTCTGCAATAATGTAAATTCCAGCACAGCATTATAACCCAATTTTAATTTGGTTCCATCATCGAGGATCTCTTCATCCCCTTCGGTAAATTCCAGCTTTATGGTCTTATCTCGACAATAACCAATTTCGGTGAAGGTCGCCAATAAGGTAATCCATGCCGCATTATCTGCCGGGGGGACATCCCCCGTATCTGGTGTTCGATGCATTACGCGATAATGCGGTTTTTTGATATTCGCAGCGGTTCGTGCCATTTTAAATCACTCCTTCTATGAAATGTTGATAATGTGATCTATATAAAATATGATTCCTTCTGTATAGGGTAAACCAGTAAGGGTTGTACCTGGGTCATCATATGTAGCTTTTATAATCAATACCCGGAGATTATCATAAACATCAGGGAGAGCCAAATCATCTCCCTGGAGTACAATACTTATAGATGAAGCCGGTTCGGCTATCACAAAATCTTCCCGGCTGTTTATTACCCTCCCATATTTATCACTTAATGTCCAGGTAATAACCGTAGGGGTCACTGCAGTACCGGAAAGATCAAGAAAATCATGAGTAATCTTAAAGGAGCCCTCTTCCGATGCATGTGAATCCCATCGAATCATCAGATATTCCACCTTTCAGCATTATAAAGCACGCCCAGATGAATCACGGTTTTCATAAAACGCTTTTTCTGTTTTTCTACATCCTTTTCCAGGCCCAGCAATTCCGCCCCGGTAACGTAACTTTGATCCTCAATTGCTGAAGATGCAGTAATAATCTCCTGCACCCTGGCCCGATGGACCGCCGGAGTAGTGCCGCCGGCGCTAACATAAGTCAATTCAATGCTCAGGAGATGCTCCATCTCATCATCCTCAGCAGGAAGATTTGATATATCCCGGACCTCAACGGCATCCAATTCAGATTCGGCCAGATCGGAATCACGCCATTCAACTATGCTTTTAAGATTAAAACTATAACCTTTAGCAATAGTGATATTACCTAAAAGAACAACGATCTTGGCAATGATTGTATTCTCTATTGTCATCCTGCTGAATCCTCACTGAGGGTAAGTTCGGTTATACCTTCGTTATCCACCATAATGGCATCCACATAATAAGTGGTGCTATTTATGGTAAATGAACTGGTTTTGCTGATATTCCCGGCTACTGATGTTTTTACCAGGATCCGGGGCAGTGCATTGGCAACCGGGAGTGTCCCATCAAACGAAGGCTGATAAGAATCATCCCAAAAGGCTTTTAGGTTTTCCTGGGAAGATCCATAATGATGGGTAATATCGACAGCCAGACCAGCCGCGAATATCGCATCAACATCATTTAATATCTGCTCCCGGATAGTTGTCATTCAGGCTTTTCTGCCTTCTTTTCGGCCTTTTTTGGCTTATCATCCGCCAGATCTACTGCTTCATTGGCATATTTCACTTTGTTGGCGGATTTCATTTCAAAAGCAAAAGCAGCTTTTAGAGAAACCTTCTCACCCTTTTCCAAAATTTTACCTTCATATTTAAAGGGACGAGTGACCACACAATCCCTTTTACCTTCAGGACCTTTAGTTGTTATCATGTTCCTATTTCCCTTTTTTTGTTTAACATGAGCTGCCGGATAATTCGGCAGCCCTTTTAATTTCCAGTTATTTAGCCACACATTTTCTGGGATTATTGAGTATCTTTGGTCAATCCCACATTCATGCGTTCAAGGCCGGAAGGTTTACGAAAGCCGGCATAATAAGTAAGTACCGTTGAATTCATAGCCTGGCCAGCCACAAACTTAAATCGCATGAAATTAAAACAATGATAGACGACAGCATCAGCCCCCTGGACTATGCCAATAGTATCAGTTTTTGCAGTGGTGCCCACAGCGTCAAGATCGGTATCTGTGGTTCCCGCCACCCATGGTCCATCTTCGGTGGGAGCGTATTCAACAAATACATTGACATCCTCGGTACCCACCTCAGAACATACAAAATAGGCATATCCATAATCCTCTGATACTGCACCAATGAACATAGCCTGGGTATAATAGATGGCTCCAGATCCACTATCGGCAAAAGTTACGGTTCCATAGTAAGTGAGCTTCCCGGTTCTATCGATATAACTCACATCCTGATCATAATGAGTGGCGGCCATGGCAATATTTAAGGTCAGAATCACCAAAATTATGGTGATTAGAAAAAAGATTTTAGTTTTCAATTCTTAATCCTCCATTTAATGATTCATGTTTATTTATAATTATCCTTTAAAAGCTTTATAGATCTTCTCTGATTAATCGATGTCATCGGCATAACTGAAGGCAGTTGCCTGACGGACACCAATATCACAACTTTGAAATGCCCGGATGTAAACACCACCATCCGCGGCATTGGTATATTGATCCGGCCAGATATCCAATCCACCCCAAAGTCCGAGTATCAATTGAGAAAATACACCGAAAATCATTGTAGCGCTTGGGACCTGATTACTCACTGCTACCGGATAACCATTCATCTGGCCATTCATAGCCAGAAATTGCGCCGTATTGGTTGCCTTTTCCCTGGTTTTAAGAAGTCCATTAACGGCAGCATTAGTCAAATAAGCCATTGAACCAATACCCGCATTTGCTGAAAGCACATCCGTTTCAAGTTCAACTACTTTAGCCCAATCAATGGAAGCCGCAACAACATTACCCACACCGTCGGTTTCAATAATTCCTGTGGGCTGGTTTGATAAACCGGTTCCGGCGATTCCTGCCAGATCAATGGCCAAGGCCAGTTCAGTTGCCAGATCATCCATGACAAGACCATCTATACTTGGATTTGATTGTAGAAGCATTGCCCGACTATAAAGTGTGGCACCCACAACGGTTTTCAATGCCAGGGTTAATGCGATGAATGCGCTATCTGAAGGAGTTGAATCCCCGGATTCTGCCACCCAATAAGCAGTTGCTGCACCGCTCTGTTTGGGGATGGAAACATTACCAACCAAACCGGAAAGAATACGCATCCCTAATTGAGCCAGTAATGCCCGATTTCGCAAAAGATCTATGAAAGATCCTGCCAGGCTGTCGGTTGCTATGAGGCCAGTTCCGCCTGAAGATGTGGTAATTTCACGCTTCGCCGATTTACCATTAATTTCCCGAAGAAGGACATCATGTGGAACAAAAAATCCCCGGGGTTCCTCTTTAAATCTTTTGGAAATCTCGGCGGATGCTTCCATTTCGAGCCCTGCCAATTCCGGTTTCTTTTTTAGAATCGCCTGAATTCCGCGCATGATGGAATAATTCTGGATCTCTTTTTCCGGCATTCCCAGATTGGCCTGCTGGGTATCGATATGCTGTTTATTTGCGATTTTGTCCAGGACCTGTTGACGGAACTGATCCACGGTTACCTTGGAATCTTTTACTGCATTTGCAGCTTCCTGCTTCATATTGAATTGCTCACCCATAGCGATTATTTCCTGGATACGCTGCATTTCCTTTTCCCTGGCTTCGCGGGTGATTTTTTCTATGTCCACCGGATCAGCTGCGGCGGGTTTTACATCCTTTTGGGGCTGAACATTTTCTTCATTGAGTTCCATAATTTTATGGCTCCTTTCTTTTTGCTTGTTTATGTCAACAAATTCACGTTTTATTTTTGAGGCATCATCCGCTCCAATGGGAACAAGGGAGCCTTCCTTCAACTTCCATTTATAAGAGATCCTGAGAATCCTATCAAAAGTATTTTTGAATTCGCGACCATTAATTTTCAGCGATTGATCAGGCTTGATCTCTTTATATTCAATCACATTATAACCGGCTGAAATATCGGTTAAATGCTTTTGACGAACCAGGTTCCAGGCTTGATCGGATTTCTCATTATTCTCGGCAAAAAATAATCTTCCGGCTGTATTTCCATTTTCTTTTTTAATATCCCGAATTGAGCCAAGAACGGATTCAATACCAAATCTCATATGAGAATCAAGCATTACAACCTGAGTCTCTCCTTCAACTCGGCCGCTGGATAATAATATCTCATAGATCGGTTCCCATCTCTTCCAATCCATTACCAGGACAGGATTCTCTGTAGTAATAATCGCCTCGACACTCCGCTCTTCCTCATTTATACTATCAGCTCTTAATTGCAATGAGCGGCATGTCATTTTTAATAAATCGTTTAAATTGCGATCTTCCATAAGTGCCTCATCATTTAAAATTATCTGATATAAAATATTTTAATACCGCATGAAAGTGCTCCATTTTTCAACTCTCAATGACATTCCATTAAGCAGAAAAATGATCTTATCATGGAATTATTTTATATCATTTAGTTTCCATTTTGATTTGTCTCCGGGTTTATTTTTATTTCCGGTAATAAAATTCCATATTTCTTTAATAATTGCATTTCTCTCTGAAGCTGCTGATAAAGCTCTTCCAGGTCCTTTCCCTGTTCAGCAGCAATATCAGTAGCCGAATTTAGACCGGCATTGATTTCCATGATTTTAGCCTGGATATCCTTTTGCGGATCTACCCATTGCCAACCCCTGGGCTGCCATTTTGCTGCAGAGAATTTATCAAATTTGGATGACGGAAGTGCCACTTGTTGCGTAAGCAGAGCCATTTTTAACCATTCTTCAAAAACAATCATCAGAAAATGTTCAATAAGAAATGCTTGTAGATCTCTCCAGACATCCCGCTCATCCAGGACACCAGCGCGGATGGAGGAATAATTCACGCCTTCCAGATCATTGGCCAAATAATTATATGAAACATCCAAACCGGAAGAGATCCCTCTCAGAATTGCTTTTTCAAATGCTTCAAAAGCTGTAGTGGGATGTTGAGGATCATAAGCATGGAATTTCCAGCCTCGAGGTAATGCTTCAAGCATTCCCGGTTCAAGTTCTTGAATAGGCTGATCCCCTTCTTGATCGTCTCCGATATATTGACCTTCGGGATCTGTTTCATAAAACCCCCCCTTTGCAGCTGCCAGGCGAGCCGCCACAAGTTCAGCCTCTTCATATCCCCCGATCATATTAAGTCTGGTCATTGCAGCATGCATCCAGGGTATCCCGCGTGTCTGGGAGATCCTCATGGGAAGGTAAAAGTGAATGACCTCATCGGCCGGGATCCTGATTTTCTCCCCGAATGTGGACCCATAGAAATAATCACCGGGATGATTTTTATAGACATGATAGGCTATACGCCGATTCCATTGATCATATTCCACGCCCATTTTGACTTTATTTCCACTGGCCAGGTTATCATTCATCTTTTCATCCAGATGATCGGCTTCAATAAGTTGGAGTGCAAAGTTAAAATCATTATCAAATCCCTGGATCTTCCTGATCAGGAGCTCCCCATCCCGGGCCGCGGAAGAGATCACCAGCTTCTGGATATCACGAAAACTATATTCTCCGGTAACATCACAGAAGCCTTTCTTAATCCACCGGGTCCAGGCTTCTTCAATTTTCGTTCTTGCCTTTTCGTCTGGCTTACCTGAATCGTTTTTCACCTGGCTTTGCAATTTTATCCCATCCCTTCCAACCACATTGGTCTTAACCATTCTGAAAAACTTTTTAGCATAATCATTATTAGCCTCTAATTCCCGGGAGCGTGCCCGGAGAGAGGTAAGATTAAAACGGAGTTCTGCATCGGCGGATTGATTGGTGGTCGTCCAGGAATGATAAAGGCGGCCGGTCCCGGCACCCGCATAGGAGCGCTTTACCGGCATGGATGAATTTATTTGCCGTGATAATCCAAGCATTTTAAGGATCCGGTCCAATATAGTCAAATCAGAATCTCACTTTTATCATGCGCTTATTCTTCAAGCCCATCTTTAAGCGCTCCGCCTCTTCCTCCCGCGCAACCTCTCCCTTATATTTATCATAAAGAACCAGCAATTCTGATATCGGAATCTTCGTTATCTGCCTGCCGGCAATAGTATATTGTTCAATATCTGAAGTAATCCGACCTTCAAGAACAGATTCAATCGCGGATAACATGGTTCGCGCATGTGAAGCCATAAGACTCCTTTCATCTAAATTTAATAATTATACCCCCTTATTTTCAAGGGGCCTAAAAACTATTATTTCTAAAATGTATAATTATATTAAAAACCAGGCCTAGATCTAGCTGGTTTACGGTAGGTTTTATTCAGAAAATTACATATTAATTTTTTTTAATAGATTCAATATATTGATTTAATGCCCTGTTAATATGATATGAAAGATATTTATCAGTCTCTTTTGCTAGACGAATAATTCTAACCAGCGTAGTTTGTTGGATAACTACATTGGGAAGATGAACCCGGGGATCTTCCGCCCTGGGGCGGCCTATATTTCTTTTTCTTTTCATCTTTTCTTCCATCCATTAACCCAGTTATTTTTAGGTTTGGCTATGGTTTTTTTATTATCTTTATCTTCGTCTTTTTTGATTTCGCTAACTATTTTCTCAAAACTCTCAGCGATCTTATCAAAATTCGGATTAAGTATTGCCAGGGCAGCCATGGCATAGACCCGGCAATCCAGGGCTTCATTCCTGGCCCTGGTTTTTACCCAAACTCTATGAGGAAAACCCTTGCTATATTTAGTAACTGCTTTTTCTGCTGTAAGCTGGGAGAAATATTCTTCATCATATTTATTTGGAAAATGCATATACCCGGGGCCCGGTTCATCCACTCCCAGCCGGGAATAAATTAATTCTTTTGCCGTATCGGTCCCGACAGTAAATAGTTTTATCTTTCCTTTATTAGATTTGGATGGCCTGGATACCAGGGGACTTCCTATGGTATTTGATCCCTTAATTGCGAATATCCGTCGGGATTCCTTTCCGGCACAGAAACGATAAACATTATCTGTAAAATGTCCCCCGGAGTCTACGGTACCGCAGGAGATCCGAAGAGATACACCGGTTTCATGCTTATAGGTGGTCAATAATCTTTCACTAAGCTCATTCCAAACTTCTTCCCTTCCCGGATCTCCATGAGTTATGAAATATTCCACAGACCAGCTTTCAAATCCTTTCCCAAATGCCACTACTTCTGTTTCCAGGCGGTCATCCTGGACATCGGTTCCCGAGACTACTAACAGGCCACCGGCCGGTACCGTAGATTTATATTCTTCCCTCCGGCCGAATATCTGAAGATTATTGACGACCAATCCTTCATCTTCCCATTCTTCCCCCAGGACTGTATTTACAAAAACCTTCATACGTTCGGGGTTGCCTTTACTATCTAAAAAATTCTGAACTATATCTGGCAGTCTAACCCAGGGTGAGTAAGCTTCCCAAATATGAAATCCAACAATTTTTTTATCCCTGGGCGAGGCCGTTATAATCCATTCACCTTTCCGAATTGCATTTATCCTTTGAACATCATTCCATAAAGATCCGCATACTTCACATTTATATCGAGCAGTCTCGGGCATATGCTCTCCAGCATCATTCTTTTGCCAGATTACATTGCTCCAGGTTAAATATTGTTTATATCCGCATTCGGGGCAGGGGACAAAAAAGCGCCGCTGATCAGATTCCTCCCAGGCCGCCTGGATTCGGGAGAGATCTTTAATGGTAGGAGTAGATACCATTACGATTAATCGATTCCAGAATGTAGTGCTTCTTTTTATGGCAAGGCTTACCGGATCACCCTCAGAGCCGGCACTGGGCGGATATCGATCAATCTCATCACATAGCACAATCCTGATGGGCCGGCTGGCCAGGGAAGCCGCAGAATTCGCGCCTGAAGCCGTAATATGACCCCCGGGGAAGGTTTTATGAAGAATGGTATTGTTAGAATCTTTTGATTTGGGGCTTTTTATTTTACCATGGAGCGCCCGGGTATCCCGAACCATGGGAGCAAAGCGATCTTTGCTCCAGGTCTGGGCCATTTCAATGGTGGGTTGAAGCATTAGGATGGGACAGGGATCCTGATCGATGAAACGGCCGATTATATTATTAAGGATCTCTGTTTTACCAACTTGGGAAGATGTTTTGCAAACCACCGTTTCCACTCCGGGCTCACATATGGCATCCATCATTCCTCTCTGGAATTCAGCCAGAGATGTGAGCCATTTACCAGGCATGGCGGCCGCCTCCGGGGATAGGATGCGATGATTATCAGCCCATTCGGAAACAGTAAGGCGTGGCGGTGGTTTTAAAGCAATTAAAGATTGCTCAATAATTTCCTGAATTTGTAAGTTCATTTAAGGCGCGATCGATCTCTTCGTCTAATTTTGATTTAATTTCATTAACCGTATCCAGACCTACAAGCTGCGGTGATAATTTGCTCGGCAGAGCCAGCAGCCTGGTTTTTACAATCGATAATATCTTTTGCCAGCTTTTCATGACATCTTCTTTTTCGAGAAGTTCCCCCCGCCTTGTCCCCACTTCCATCTCTTTTAAAAATGCCTCTGCCTGTTCTCTCCTCCGCCGGGCTTCATTTATGGCCATATCATTCTTATTGAATTTTTTCCTCTCCAGGTCAAGTTGATATGATAAATAATTCTGGACAGAATCAATGAGTTGAAATTTACCTCTTCCAATTTTCTTAAAAACATTTTCAGCTGCCAGCTGCTGAACCCGCCGCTCAGTCATCCCTAAGATCTCGGCAAGCCTTTTGGTATTAATTAATTCCTCGCTCATGAAAATGAAGCCACCTCTTGCTGGCAGAGTCTAGCGGAATTCTGGGCTCGCCTGACCCTCACTGCTATTTGGCCAGGAAGGACCCGCTCATCTTTTAAATTTTGACATCTCATAATCAATCTCATGCTGCAGAATCTTCCCGCCTTCACGTTCAATAAGAATATTTATTTCATTTACTCCCTGTTGCTCAAACATCTGAGCTGCAGATAAACTATATAATTGTTTGATCGGTAATCTCTTTTTTGTTTTGCGTTGAAATACACCAATATGTCCTGTTGGCATTGTTGCAATAAAGGCGTGACGAATAAGCTTTCTTCCTCTATCTCTTCTTATTCTTACAGTCACCCCAGTCCTGGTCTGCCTAGCCCCAAATGCATAGACGGCTACTCTTCTTCCTTTAATCTTTATTGTTGCTTCCATATTGGAATAATTGGCTCGAGTAACTTTTGTCTGTCTATTTAGATCCGATGCTTTTATATAATAAATTTCCCGGACTCTTCTATTGGCATTCGTCTTACCTTTTGCAATTAATTTATTAATAGTTCGCCTGGCAGCATTGGCCAGGGCTTTATCAAGATTAAATCTTTTTGCCATTTGATCCTCTCCTATATATAGAATCATATGCATCCCGATGCTGCCTTGCCCGGATCCCAGCAAAGATTAATATGGCTGATATAAATAATAATATGAATAAAGTTTCCATATTCTTTTTTCCAGCCATTTCATTCCTCTCCTTTTATAATTCTCATTGCCTCTTCAAATTTTATTACATTCTCTGGATAGATCATCAATTCCCGGCCTATCTTCATTGGTTCAAGAATATCGGCGTATCTATGAATTAAACGCCTTACCACAAATCTTGTTTTCTTGTTCCATCGCCGCCGGAGATCCTCGGTTGTAAATAATGCTTCAGTCATATAACTCCCACATTTTCAATAGCCTTATCCACGTCCTCTTCCAGGAAGGATAGATATTGATCAGTGCTTTTTATATCTGAATGGCCCAGGGCTTTTGAAGTTGATCTGAATGCATCAAGCGGTTCACCTGCGGCTACTTTAATCAAGAAATATTTATAAATATTATTGGCGAATGTTTTTCTCATGGAATGAGTACCGAGCTTACCATTTAAGTCTGCCTCACGGAAAGTATTTGTTAATATTTTCCATGCCTGGGTCCTGCTGATTGAATAATTGCCCCGGATAGAACGGAATATACAATCGTCTTTATGAATGATATCCATTTTTGTGAGCTCCTTCAACCAGGGGAGAATCCCATCTCGGGCGGCCTTATTTAATAAGACGGTCCGGCTGGTCTTTTTGCCCTTCATATTTCGTTTAAAAACCGTTAATCTTTTTTTAAACTGGCCATCCTCTTCAAGGACATCTTCCAATCGGAGAGATAGGATCTCAGAAATTCTGAATCCGGTATTGGCTCCTAAAATAAATAAAGCATAATTCCGGTTTTTCATCGGACCTTTAAAAAGTTTCTTAACTTTCTTGATTTCTGATAATTCTAATGGTCTAGAGCCTCTCATAATTTTGAAATAAAATCCTCATATTCTTTTTTATAGAGATCTTCACCAGAAAAAAAACACCAAATCTCTTTTAATAATTTTTTAATTATAAATTTTTTATTTTCTGGGGGATCTGTATCTGGTCTTGGTCGTGAATGAGTATATGATTTTGTTAAATCCTCATATTCTTTTTTATAGAGATCTTCACCAGAAAAAAAACACCAAATCTCTTTTAATAATTTTTTAATTATAAATTTTTTATTTTTAATGTTTACACTTTTTAAGTGTTGGATTTCTTCCATGAGTTTTAAAACAATCTTTCTTGCTAGATGTTTTTTGCATTTTCTCCAGTGAATTTTCGAATTTTTTACATCAACCCATTTTCGACAATGCACACATAAAATTTTCATTTATTTCCTCCAAAATTCTATTTATTTAATGGCCCAAAGGCTATTACAATAAATCCTTAAATGAATATTTCTCCAATAATTAGCATTATTATATTCTTAACTTTCTGTTACATTTGGTTTACATAATCACTTTTTTCGTGTTAAAACCCATTTCGCATTTGGAGCACTTTTTGTACATCCGTTCACTATGCACTTTTTTTACAATCCTTTATTTATAATAAATTAAGCTTCAAAAAAAAAGAGGCCAAAAAATGCGAAATGGCTATTTTTGAAAGCGAAATGTATAGCATCCGCGTTACTTTCAGAGTAATCTGCATATACTCTGAGTTTGAGAAGGCAAAGTATCCCCAAATTGTTTCCTCTTTTCGAAAATGACCATTTTTTTGGCCAAACCTAATTTTGTCGTTTTGAATATTTTGTCTTTATTACTCAGTTCTCCAGACCCGATATTTCCCTTCCGGTAATTTCATTTTCTACAAAATTTTCATCCAGCTGCCATAAGAAGTATCGGTTATATATCCGCCGGCATTGGAAGTATCAATCACCGGAGAATTCTTGCCACTATTATTGACTTTAAAAATTAACAGGACCATGACTGATAATAGTAGCAGGACAAAAATCAAGAACTGAGATTTAAATTCAGACATGATCCTGCTTTTCATTATTCAATACACCAAATGCGAAATTTGCCATTAGCTAATTTCCGCCTCCGGGCTTTTTTTCCTATTTTCCTGAGATTAACTTCAATACGGATAGAAGATTTTAAGTCACGAACTTCTATGCTATCATTAATGTCCATCTTTTTAGCAATATTTTTCCATATTGGGCTTTTGCTTATCCTCTCAGGTACGGGTATCCCGGACTCAATCTTCAATTCAATTTTCTCGTCCCCATCAGATAAAATAAATTTATCTTTCACAATTGTATTCTCCATTATTATTTCTTTGCATCTTTTTTTTAAATACCAATCAAATTGGCCCATGATCAAATTATTATTTGGATTTTATTTTATATTTGTAATCATAGACAATATACCAGGCCACATTCCAGGCCATGGAAAGGATCACAAAAAGAATTAATGCTCCCCGCAGCATTTCAGTGATTGAATTAATCCGGCCCATATAGAACAATTGCAGATAAATTCCCAGCGATGCCATGATTAAGACAGAGCCCACCAGGATCATCTTAAAAAAATGCCAGGCATCGCAGAAGGCGGATGGGATTATTTTAAAAATTTCCTTGTGATAAGCGAACCAACCATATTTCAAGAAATCATTAAAACTATATAACCATCCCGGGGCCTCTATACACCTGAATTTAATCGAATCCATTGCCCAGGAGCAGAAAAGAATCATGGCCGTCAAAAAGAAGAATATTGAAATAAATATTTGTTCCATTTTGTACCTTTCTTAATTTTAAGGTGGGGTTTTGAGCTCCCGCATTATTTAATTATTCCCCACCTAATTTGACTATTCACCAACAATTTTGACTATTCATATAATAACCTTTTTTCATCATCGTTTAATTTTATCCCCTTTCTGAAAGCTGAACATTTGCAGGAGCTCAAAATATGAATCCTACTATTTTTTTTATCCGATCAAAATTATAGCTTAACACAAAAACCCCGGCACCAGCACCTAGGGCTGTGCCTTCCCTGACATTAAGGCCAATTAAAATGGCTGTAGTTGCCGTGCCAATAAGAGCGCCCTGCAGGAGATCCTTTTGTCTGGATAGATGAATCACCAGGCGCTCAAAATTGCCATTAATTACCTGGTAATTCTTAATAACATTTTCCTGATCCGCCAATATAAGTTTTAGCTCGTTTTCGGCTGCCATTGAAATATCAAGGCGCTGGCTTAAATAATCACTGGCCCGGCGCACCCCGATATAATCAATGGCAATGGCCCGATCAATAAGCATTCGGGTTCCCGAAGCCATTACTCCGGGAATAGGTTCTTCCGGGTGTGCTGAGCGATATGTGATGGCTGTAAGCCTGGCCAGGCTGTCGGTAGTGAGATAGGGTAGTGTCTTAATATATTTTATCTCGGTAAGAATTAAGGTATCAACCAGCGACTTTTCAATTTCAAGGCTATCAATGATGGCTTTTTTAACAGCAATATCGGCGGTATATTTCGCAATTTCCTGATAGAGGCTATCGATTTCGCTATACAGGGCTGAACTATCTCCCCGATCCCCGGAAAGAAAATAGCCGAGACAAAAGCCAGCAGCAATTAAAAGCAGGATGATTAGAACATTTACCAGGGTATTTTTCATTGAGCCACACCTTTTAATTTTTCAGATTTATAACGCCTGATTGAATAAAAGGCTATATGAATAGCCGATGCTTCATCTATGGTAATATTCTGCTCGATGCTGGCCATGGACCTGGCCATAGATATAATTACCTGGTCCCGCATTAAACGTGATACCCGGCGAAAGCATGGGATTTTATTCTGCCAGGCGGTAGGGGCTACCTTTTCAAATTCTATGGCTGATAATATCGCAGCTCCCTGGATCCAGCCAAGAACCTGAGATAATTTCTGTAAGGTTGCGACATTTGTCCCCAACCAGTTGGCCTCACAGGCAATCCTATTAATTTTAAAACGGCGCTTATAATCGGCAATTTCCAAGCCCGCTAATTCATAGTTAAAATTTTCCAGGGCCAGAAGTTCTTCATTCTCATCCACAATGGCAATAGCGCAGGGCTTCCGATATGCCGGATCTATCCCGGCAATCCGGTAACCGGTATTTGAGATCTCAATTATGTTTTGAACAATTTTCAATTTTGGGGGCCCTTATGCGTTTATAGATAATTTGATTTTTTCTTTTATTTCTTCCGGGCTAGAATCCGGGGACCCTTTATTGCGCTGGTCCATAACCAGTAATTCCCCATCGCGTTCAATGGCTTTATCTTTCAGTTTGCTATTGACCCAGCTTTCGGGATACATTCCCATTTCTTCTTTGCCATCTTTGCTGATGATTTTAACGGCCAGCCGTTTCATAAGCGGTTCATTGGTTTTTTTTTCGGACCGCATCATGGAAAGCCATTTATCAAAATATTTTACACGGGATTTATCTTTATCGCGGAGTTTCATGGGGCTCTGGAATTGATCGGCCCAGCAGAAACCCTTATTTTTATCGGTTTGAGAAATTACCCAGGAAACCACTTCCCGGATCTGATCAGGTGGTCGCTTATCAATTCTGATCAGCTTATCGAAAACTTCATCAAAGCGCTGCAGATCGGATGCTGAAAATTCCAGAGCGGTATGATAGTTTTTAATTTTTTTGATTGAGAAAAGCGTCAATTCACGAAGAGGCGGGTCGAAATCGGCAGATTTTGACCCTTTATCTTTAACTTCTTCTTCTTCTTCTTCTTCTACTTCTATGGGGGGAGCCTCCTGGATTAATCCCGTACACCCCCAGGAGGTTCCGGCGGAATCAGGATAATCGGGCAGATAATCTTCCCCCCGGCGGTCTACTCGAATATCCTGATGCTCATCCTGATTAATGGAGTGTAGATAATACATCCCATCCAACTGAAACCATTTTACATTTGTATGCTGTCTGATTTCCTTTAAGCATTCAATAATCTTATTAATATTCAAAAAATCTATTAATGGTACTATTTCACCCTTAATATAATGAGGATTACCATTCATCTTGCCGTGAGCATTAAAATGCGGAATAAGTAAACAAAAAAGGGAAAGAGCCTCCGGTGATAGTTTAGCAACTTTTTTGCTTTGCGATATGCTCTTGCGAATCATCCGGCCTTCAATGCGTTTCATGAATTCTCTTTATTATTCTTATTATAATGGTTTGATATTCTATTATTTAATGATTGCATCCTGGAACAGCATGTTTCATAATGCTGATCATCATGGGTTACATGGAGATAATAATCCATCCGAGCTTGCAGCTGGCATCTTTGAGAAAGCAGTTCTCTTACATTTGAATTGAATATATTTAATTGAGCTATTCTGATCATCAGAATACTATTGCAGTTTGGTGAGAAAATCCCCTCATATAAGTAATCTGATATCTGCTTTTATGCCGCGAGAGCTGCTGATAATTAATAAGGCGTTCTTGTTTTAATAACCGCAGGATCCTGCCCGGGCTACCAGGTGTAACCTTCCGCTCCCCCATAACAAAAAGTTCCAATTCGATTAAAGAAAATGGACGGCCGATATTCCGGGAGCAAAAATCTAAAACGAGATACCGGATATTTCGGTCTACTCTTTTCATGTTCTGGTAATGAGAATGTAAAGTTGGCATCTGCTGAGTCATGATATCCTCCTAGTTAAAAGCCTTCAATTCTTCGCTGGGGCGGTACCCAGTTTATTTTTAAAAGTTTGAATAAATCAATTTCCTCCCGGATAAAATGAGGCTGATATCCATAATAAAGGATCCCCCGGGCCGCATGATATCCCTGCTTGACCCATTCCCTGGCCAGGGAGTGAGAAAATTCGGCAGAACCTGTTCTGATGGCCAGAATAAGACCCCAATTATTATTATTCGCGATGAAGATATCTGCTTTAATATTGCCGGGTAGAACCCGCTGGGTGTATTTACCGTTAGGCTCTCCCTTGACCTTTTCGTATTTATTTATGGCATTGATGAATCCGGGATGAACCTGCTCAATAGTAAAGAATAAATCACTCTGTTTTATGATGGTTTTAGGTATACAGACGATCTCAATATCCCGGCAAAGCTGTTTTTCGCGCCGGATAGATCCGGCAATTTCAATCCGTTCACAGAATGGTTTTAATTCCTCGAGCAGCAGCTGGGAATTATGTTTTGCATCTGCTAAAATCATGCGGCATTTACCCCGGATATTTCAGATATTCGCCTTGCCCTTTTAACCAGATCCAAGCAATCCATGCATTCCCAGGTAATGTCAAATCGCTTAGAAAGATTAATCAGGGAAATCATCCAGGTTTCCATTTCTCTGAAATCATTCCTCATATTGCAGAAAAGAACATAGCGGATCCGGGTTGAAATATCCTCTTTTGCCGGATGATCTGTTTTTAATACCCGCGCCCATAGAGCGGTCATGTGATCATGAATCTTTTTTTTAAGATCGATTAATTCATTCTCATCCATCATTTCATCCTGAGTTTAATTTTAAGTTTTATTTTTATTTTTAGAATATGTCACCAATCTTTCGTTATTATCTGTTCAAGAGGTTTGGTTGATCTTATGATATTTTTGGCCTCCTGGAGCAAATCAACATAGGGTACCGCCGTTCTAAGCCAATGATCTATTTGGGGAAGGCTATATTTCGTTCTTGTTACAGGACCGGGGAAGTCAGGGCGAAGCTGGCGCAACTGCCGGAAAGTATCAGGATTAATATTTAGATATCTGGCCACTTCTTTGGAAGATAAAAGCATTAAAATTCCTCCAGGATCCGGCGGACATTCTCCAAGCTCATGCGGATTTTCTCTTCATTAATCGATTTATATCCGGCCATGGCCCTGATCAATCCATTGAATAAATTTTCGTTATACTCCTTTATAATTGGAGCATCATAAGACACTTTAATCTTTTCTCCCACTTCCAGGGCATTATCAAAAAGGCGGATGAATTCAGGATTATGCATGTTTAATTTCTCTCTCCCTGATTTTTTGCAATAAATAATTAGTTGCATCCTCCACACCATCGAGATAGGAATCCTGATGATTGCAGTTCAATAAATCCGGGTCCCCTTGTGCAACCCTTATCATAACGACTCACCGGTAGTGGTTTTGACATTGGTTTCCGCTTCGGAGCCGTTAAATTCCGAAGGGACGGTTTTGTACGATTCCTTGACCATGAGTCCAAGCGTGGATAGCTTTTTACGGTCAACCGAGGTCCTTTTGTCGTTGTAGGTTCCTGCTCCGGTCGCGTGTACCGCGCAAGCTTGGTCCCGGATAGCCACCAGCATTTCAACGCAAGCTTCGATTTCGGCCTTCTCTTCAATCAAGCGACATATGTCTGCCTGCATCCGGGTGATGACTTTATCGTAATGCTGCATCAGACTCATGCCGGTCCCCCTGTCATCTGGTGACATTCGCTACATTCAAGGTCAACCTGCGGCCACGTAGCCTCGACCGGTATTTCCACAACCCCTTGCCATGCGTGGCCGCATGTGCTGCATATGCATGGTCCTTGCCACCACCAGGTATCACTTGAAAATCCCCCCGCTGTCCTGATCGCCTGCCTGAGTTCGTGGTAAAGGTCCAGGTCATCGTGGTTGAAGTCGCAGGCCAGGGAGCATTCTTCCATCCACAACAGCAGCTTTTGGGCTACCTTGAGCAGAGGGGGAGCTGCACAAATTAACCTTGCGTTTGCCTCGATTACGGAAAGCTCGCCACGATAGTAAGGCGAATCGGGCGCAAGCCGAGATTGGGTTGTAGGGGCACCTCTCTTAGATGTAGCGGCAACAGCCCCAAAATCATGGGACTCAATAATTAGACGGCCGCCGCCTTCGGTACGTCCGACTACAGCTTGCCATGGTCCAGGCGTGGCATCACAAACTAACATTGTGGGATCGGTTCGGATCATGTAGCACCTCCTGTTTCTTGAAAAGGTTTTTGAGCGGTTTTGCTTGCTGCTCATGTAACCAGTCAAGCATTGCGAAGACATTTCGCTTACTTACGTGTTGAATTGCTCCGTTGTAAATACCCCACCCTTTAGGGTACATCCGGAGGATAAAGCCAGTTTTCGCGTGCGGACCTTTGAGGCAGTCAATCGGGTGGTCGGCGTAGTCGTAGATGTTCGTGATTCGCCAATGAAAATACGGGAACTTTGGTTTTGATGGACAAATCGTACTCTTTGATACCCGGCAAGGAAGCTGCTCAATAAGAGAGTCAACCCCGGCGTCAGGCATAACATCGAAAAGGGAAAGTTGGCGATACTGGATCACAGCCAATACCTCACTTCTGGGTTAGTCCAGCCGAGTCGCTGTGCTTCACCGGCCAATAAATCTTTTTTGCGGATGTCCCATTCATTTTGACACCAAGCTATTGCTTCCTCCCAAGATTCAACCGTTCCGACAGCTATTTCCCGACCGTTGAAACACAATGCAACCCTGTGCATTACCGGGCCCACCACCACCCCATTGACGACCTCAATCACTGTGACCTCCCTTCTCCGCGACTTGTCTTGTCACGGACGCGACACCTGCTGTCGCGTCACCATTCACGCTTCGTTCGAGAACGAAAGCAAGTCCAACGAAGCCATTTAGAGAAAATTTTCCACCTGTTAAAAACCTCATGCCCATAGGTGACAACCCTCGCCAATCTTGAGCACATGAGCCAAATCGGCCTTCTCTTGCCCTTTTGCGGAGAGTACGAGTCCACACCAATACTTACCGGAGGACCTCACGAGTGCCGGACAGCGACCGCTATAAGTGCTTGTCATGCCGTGTTTTTCCGCCATTCCGCATGGCGATCCCATGCAACACTTACCGCAGTTTTTACATGGTTTCATCGGTCATGTTCTCCGGCTGTTAAATTCGTTCTGCCGTTTTCTGGCTCCTGAAAAATATCTCTGACCAGCTGGTTCATGATTATGGTGCTCTTTTCGCGGATTACCCGGTAAAATTCAGGCAATAACGGAAGCAGGCTCGGGCTATTTGATTTCCCCTGGAGAACCAGCCAGGTCCAGCCGGCAGATTTTTTCATTATATTGTCCATCTGGTCCAATGATATCCCGCATTTTTTAAGAGCTGCCTCAACTGCATGATGAACGTGCGTTTTCATTTTCTCCTCCACATCAAAGACCAAGAAACAATAAATTCCTTTTCAATACTTAACCCTCAAAATCTCCAGACTTATTGTTGCACATCGAATTCCAATCATCCCGGGATCGTTTGAGCAGCCAAAAAAATATGCCGGCCAGGGAAGCAAACAATCCCACCGATATGCCCGTTAATTCCCAGATATTCATAAGAATCCCCCTTATTGATAATCTTTTAAAAGAGCATTAGTGCAATCCTTACAGATCCCATGCGAATAGTTATCAGAATTGATAAAATATTTCAGGATCCGGCTCCTCAATCCCATGGATCTATTGCACCAGGCACAGATTTTTACAATCCCCAGGCCCTCAAAAAACAACCGGACCCTAAAGTATCGATTTTTCTTGATATTTTTTTCTTGATTGGAATCCGATGGATGCATATATTCCCTTGTCAATTAAATGTCTTATTAAGACGAAACCGGCAGCGGGTTGAATTAAGGGACCGCCCGCTAACCGGCTTCAGGGATCAAGCAGATTTTTTCTGCCTGGTGAGTTCTTCAAAAGCTTTATCGATGCGCTCAGAATTGCGCTGCCCGGATATCCAACGGCTCACATGCGAATCATGGACGCCGGCTTTTTTGGCTAATTCTCTCTGCTCAATCCCTAATCTTCTTAAAATCGCCTGTTTATCATATCTGTCCAAAATGGTCCCCTAAACATTTTTATTATGAAAGCAATTAAAATTCATCGAATATTATCTTGATTTATTTTTTGACATCTTTGAGGGAACCATCATCCCATTTAATTCCATGGGATTCAAGTAATTCTTTAAAATCTTCCATGGGTGCATTATGTAAACGTAGATTTAGATATTCTCTTTCAACCTCTTTAGGATGCGAACAGGAAGTATCATTAGGATCAAAAATCTCTTTAAGACGAGGATGTTCAGGATAATTTTTAAACATGATGAATTATTTTATTAATAATGACAATTATTTGTCTGGAATATAAATCGGAATTACGATATTGTCAAGTAAAAAATATCGTAATTATAAATTTTATGATAAGTGATAGAATAAAAAAATTAATGAAAGATAGACAAATTAATCAAAAACAATTATCTATAGGTGCTGGAATCCCCCAACCATCATTGAGTGAAATCTTAAAAAATAAATATGAACCAGGTGTTCATACAGTTAGAAGAATCGCAGAATATCTTAATGTTGATCTCAATTGGCTTATAACGGGAAAATATTTGGAAGAAAGAAGATTCGAATTCAAGCAGGATATTGAAGTATTAGGCAAGGATATATCTATGGGGAATATTCAAATAATTAAAGAGGGAAATATTATATATGAGAGAAGATCCGATTATAAGCTTGATAAAATGTCTGAAATTATCGAAAAGGGTAGGGAGTTATCTCCTTCAAGTAGAGATGCAGTCATAAAAATAATGGATGTTTATCTTGATATTGATAAAAAACAAAAACATGGAGATAAATAATGGAAGGTGGTATTGCATGGATTTTGGTCTTTATAGGATTAGAAATATTTCTAGTTATTTACCATTTCACTTTACTTAAAGGGATTCGTGATTATTCGAAAATATTTTCAGAAGATATTAAAAGAGAATTGGAATTGGTAAAATTTATTGCTAAAAAAATTGATAAATTATGATCCCCCGAAAAGCCAGCCTCAAAAAACGCCGGAATTTTAAGAATCAAATCAAATTATCATTCCATGATGCAAATCCCCGATATTTCACTCCGGTCTGCGCTGAAGAAGAGATACCAGGAATAATCTCACATATTAACCATCTGATAACGCTTGGTAAGTTCTCACCGGAAGATTTTATCCCAGGCCTCCAGGCGGAGCTTATGACTATGATTCAGCTTTCGGAAGAATATTTACAATACCGTAAGAAGGCGGTGGGGCGGGACCAGATCAGCAAGGGAACTTATATCAATGATTATGATGCCCTTCATAAATTTACCACTTTTATAGGGAAAGAAAAACCTATCCGGCGTATCGGCCGGGAGGATATTGAAAAGTTCGTGGAATATCTGCATAGTATAAAGAATAAGCATGATCGGCATTATAAAAATGGGGGGATCATGGCCAAGATCCGGCACCTTAAAATTGCTTTCAGTTATGCCGTTCAGATGGATTATATCCCAAAGAATCCGCTGTTGCGTTTCAGCCTGCCCCGGGAGAATAAAATAAAAGAAACATTTAGGTATCTTTATGAAGATGAAATTAAAACATTCCGGGAATATTTCTCAAATAAACCACCACATCAATTGGATATTTTCGATTTTGCGCTCAATACCGGGATGCGGGCAGGTGGGATCCTATCCGCCCAGTTCCGCTGGATCCGCAATGTTGATGATGTTCAATATCTGAGGATTATTGAAAAAAGAAAGAAGGTACGCGATATCCCCCTTAATAATAAATGCATGGAAATAATCGAGCGCCGACGCTCCTGGATAGAAAATGGTAAATATGCGGATATTCTCCGCAAAAGTATTGCACCAAATTATTGGAGATTAGCAGCAGGAAGGGCAAAGGCGGGGTTTATATTCTTCGAGGTTTCCTCTGTTTCCGGTATTACTCATTTCTTTATGCGTGCCAGGCGGCGCCTGGAGAGGGCAGGGAAGCTCCAACGCAATGATGGGATAATATTCCATTCAACGCGGCATACTTTTGCCACCAGGAGCCTTGAGGCGGGCAAATCAGTGGGTTGGGTGAGAGAAGTCATGGGACATTCTGATATAATTCCACCCAGATCTATGCGAAAATAACCGGCAAACATCTAAAGCGGGAATTTGATAAAGAACTGATTTATTAATCAAGAAACTTTTTGATAAATCGATTATAAAAATGAATGCTAGATTATAATGAGGAGCGTTTTGGGAGCGTGCTATTTTTTCATGTAATCTAGTGCACGCCTTAAATCATTAAAATTATAAAGCATAAAAGAAATATGGTTACCTGCGAGCGGGATTCCTAATCCGGTTGTCGCAGGTTCGAATCCTGCCTGGGGTACTAATGAAAACCCAATATATACTTACTTTTAAGACCATCTTATAATTGAGAATAATACGAAAAAGACCGAAATCAGCCGAAAATAGAAGGAGCGTTCCAGGAGCGTGTTTATAATTAATTTAAGCCCGGGACAGGCAACCCGGGCTTTTGTGGAGGAGGAGCGCTCTGGGAGCGCGGGGGAATATAAAATCAAGCGCTAACCGGTATGGCATAATCCGAATAATCATCTTTATCAATCATGAAAGATAAATTAATCAGATGAATGACAATTTTATTTCTATTAATAAAGGAATCATGATCCAGAAAATAATTCCTTGAACCAAGTGCAATTTTTTTGCTCTCTGCGGGAAAATACAATCTAAAATACCAGGTCCCTTTTGATAAAAAATAATTATCTAGCCATGAAGAAAATGCAATTATAGCATCACCATCACCTATAACAACACCCAGATTACCAGAAGCTAAAGGATCATTTGTTCCACTATATCTAATACAGGCCAATGTCCCTGCTCCTCCGGTAAGATTAACTTCAATTATCTGAAAACCACTGGAATTGTTTTCATAAATATCCCCAACAATCGGCGCATCTGTTATGCCGGATACCGTGAAAACAAAAAAATCAAGATTATATTCCATGGCATTGGCTTCCACAGCAACCTGATAACCAATAATTTCAGGATTCCCGGAGCGATCTTCTCCAAGTAATTTATTTATTTTATATTGTTTATTATTTTTAGATCGAACAGATCCAATATTATAATATGTCCCGGATGCTGATGGGCTAAATTGAAGGTTTGCTCTCATGTTTCTTTATCCACGTTAATAACCGTTATATTCCCATCCCTGGGGTTTGCTTTTAAGTCTTTTATTTGTACATCATAAGTCGTAGAATTATAAATAAATTGAGGATTTTCCTCTATTGCCAATTCTTCCAGATAATCCAGCTGGGTAGATGTCAATATCCCAAAAGTGATTATCCATTTTTTCCATGCCGCATAAACTTTGCGGATCCTGGTCTTATCAGCGGCAGTAAATTCTTTCTCTTCTGTTTCGAATGAAGGGATAATTTTTACAGCCAAAAAGTCGGTAGCCGCGGATCCAGAATCCTTTTTAAATTGAAATGCTATCATATTTCCAATACCGTTATGTCTGTGAAGAAATCAAAGATATGATTCTCCGCTTTTAATACTAGGAATTCTGTTCCATCGATAGAAACCTTTCTCCCGGGAGGAATGAATTCCAGGCATTGAGTTTTAAAATAATCTTTGTCTTTCCTGATATAATAATTATAAATGTCATCGAATGTCTGTGCAATCACAATATCTTTAACCCAGACATTCTGTATGGCTCCAAAATCAGCCACCAGATTGAAATCTTTAAGGACATCTATATCATTTATTGATTCGCCGGTAGTGCTTCCCTGGGCTTCTATCCAGGACCATGAATCTGTCCAGGCTGAAAATGCTATTGTTGCATCGCCGGATCCCGATACGCGGGTTAAAGTCCCGGAAGCCGAAGGGTTATTTGTTCCAGAAGATCTGATACATACCAGGCTACCGATACCTCCTGATATCTTTACATCTCTTATAGTAAAATTACTGCTATTATTTGAATATATATCACCCGGAACCGGGGAAGTTGAAACACTTGAAACAGAAAAGACAAAAATCCCGGAAATTTCTTCAGAATATTTAACTCCATCAACATAATTCTCTGTTACGAGTCCCTGCAGCTTTTTATTGAAAAGAGTTAATGCAATAGTTGAAGGAACTCCATACCATCCATACCAGGTTTTATATTGAAATTTGACACCGTCATAATTAAAGAACATGGCCCCAAAAATCTGGCAAAGTTCATTTATAAATTCAGCTGTCTGCTTATTTGAAATGTAGGTTGTATAATCAACACCGGAATCATAATATTTAAAGCGAACACTACCGAAATCAAATGCACCATGGACAGGATGAGTATAATGATTGCTGGGGAATATCCCGCCGCTGGAATCCCCCAGTGTAACGATAAAGGAACTTATGAGCAGTCTTTCAAAATTCCCGGAAAAATAAGTAGATAACCGCTCATTTTTAAAAGTAGTCAAAAATGGATTATAACAGTTAAAAGCTACTGTTTCCTCAATCCGATTATATTCAACGCTTCGCGAATCTACCAAAAAAGACATATCAGGGTAAACCGGTGGATTAATGACCAGGTATTTATTATTCCAGTTCGCACCTGTCAGAATGGCATCTACCCACCCCGCTTCATTTAATAATTCAATTGAAATATTCATCGGGATGATAAAGCCAAGGCGATCCTGATCTTCAAAGCTTATTGAAAAAGATTTAATTAATGAGCCCTCAATATTGGTCCCATCGAGAGTAAGGCCCACATCACCTATTTGGCTGGGAATCGACATTAAAGGGTTTTCCTCCCTTCGAGTTCTTCTTGCTTCCTCACTACCAGATAAAGATCTCTCCCATCCCCGCGAATAGTTCCCATTATGCGTATATTACTTTTTTCAAAACCCCTTATAATAGCATCTTCCAATTTATCAATATTAATTCCCATTGATATATTTGCTGGTTGCTGGACCTGGCCTCCCGCCTGATAACCTGGTGCAGTCCCCCGAGATCCCATTTTATTCATAGCCTCGAGGAGCGGAAGAAACATCTTTGTTGAATACTGATTCATGACATATTCATCACGGCGAATTCCAATAATTCCATCCTCACCTGAAGGTGTGAACATACTCTGGAATAGATCAGCCTGAGTAATGAGACCCCCTGCGGCTTTTTTGGATGGTTCGTATTTAATAGATCTGATTTTTTCAACCTGAGCTAAACCATTCGCTATTTTTATTGCGGCAACGGCTATGTCAATAGGAAATGGTAATTTCGCAATTGCAAGTGAAGCGCCTTCATAAGTATTAATTATCGCCTGGGCTATTGATGCACCTTTACCAAATTCAAACAAGGATTTATATTGACCTTGAAAAGAATCCATCAGATTAGCGCCCTCATTAATCATTATTCTAACAGATTCTTTTGTCAGTTTCTTTTTTTCTGTTTCATAACTTAATTCTAATGCCCATTTTTTATCAACCAATTGTTTATATAAAGCCGATTCCTCTCCATATTGATTTTTTACCATTTCCAGCTGATCATTTATGAGATTTGTCCTGTGGAAATATTCCCGGTCCATTTGATCTTCCCATAACCCGCTGAAATCCGTGCTTACCTGTGCGAGTGTCCCAAAGGTTTCAATTTCTTTGAAATTAACTTCATCAAGGCGGCTTTTAGCCAGATCAATTGAATCTTTTGATATAAGTTCTTGCGTTTTTGGTGTTTTTATTTTCAGTGGCGCTGCGCCTTCTCCTGAAAGTACAGATTCCAATAATCCTTTTTTAGAATATAATTCATCAATATTTTGGGCCATTTTACCAAGTTCCACATCAAAATTTTTAA